TACGCCAAAATGTAGATAAGCTGATCAAGCAAAAAAAATCTTTGCCTATAAAATCAGATATTTACAACTGGGGTTGTCTGCCGGTTAATCAAAGGCAGACAATCAAGGAAGACGGTTCACCGATGCTCGAGGACGAGATCGAAGTCAATAATATTGCAAACCTATCGGGCTGGGCAGATAGCTATATTGATGTATGTGTAAAAGATTGCTGGAAAAAGTGCATTCAGGATAAATCAATTGTTTACCATTTAAAAAACCACGATTACAGCACCGATGATATTGTCGGGAAAGATCCAGAGCTTTATGCAAAAATGTTTGATCTGTTATATTTCGGCATAGAAAGCGATATTAAAAAGGCTCAGGCATTAATGATGCGCTCAATTGTGCCGAAGGATTACGATAAAAAAACCTTCCTTCTTTACAAAGATAATCAGATCAAGCAACACTCGATCGGGTATTACATCGTTCAGATGAAGCTTTGCATTGATAGTGCGCTGGATGAAGACGAGGCATATAAAAAGAACTGGGATAAATATTTTCCAGACGTAATTAATAAAGATGTTGTTAATACCTATAAGTTTTTTTGGGCATTAACCGAAATCAGGATATTAGAAAACAGTTGTGTTTTGTTTGGAGCAAACGAGCACACGGGCAACTATTCATCCTCAGAAGATAAAAAGGCCGCCGTTGAAGCACCTATAAAAGAGCCGTCAAAAGCTGACACTCGCCTATTACAAGCGTTAAAAGAATTAAAAACTAAAATTTAAAATCATGAAAAAAACAAATTTTATTTGGCTGTTCGTACTGGCTTTAATTGCCTTTATTGCGGACACAGTGTATCTGAAATCCGGGCTTGGATTAGCTATGGCGACAATGTTGCCGTTTAGCTACCGAATGAACCGTGACAAAGGAGACGGTACCGAGGGTGGTGATACATCAACTCCTGAGCTGAAAGCAATTGCAGAAATTGCGGAACAACTCGAGCAGTTTAAAACGTTGCTTGGTGAAAGTGCAAAACAATCTGACTTTGATTCGGTTACGGCTGATCTTGTAACCCTTAAAGAAGGCTTGAAAACTATGACAGACAAAGAAGTTCTGGCTAAGATGGAAAGCATTAATAGTCAGAACTCTACAATTTTGCTTCAAATTGCTGAATTGCAGGAGAAAGACAACGCAGGGAAAGAGGAAAATACAGGCAAGGGTAAAAAGAAAGGTGAGTTCGTTACCGTAAAGTCAATCGAGGAGTTTATTAATAAAACCTTTGTTGACGGGGTAAAAACCAGAGAAACTGCTTCAATCGAAGTTAAGGCTCCCGAAGATTTCGGTTATCCTCAAACTTTCGAGGGAGTTACTGGAACGGATATGACAGCCTTTACAGGACGCTTTGTTGATCCAGAGCTTTACAAGATTCGCCACAAGCGGAATATGATTCTTGATTATTTCGAGATTCAAACAATTGGGGTACCAGCTTTGATTTATCTTCAAAAAGAAGAAATCGGAGACAGCGCAAGTGTTTCAGGTGATCCTGGTTCAGCAGATTGGATTCTTTCCGGTCAAATCAAGCCTAAGCGTTCATTCAGATTATCGACAGGCAAGGTTGATGCAAAAAAAATAGCGATCTTTGGAACCATTCAGGATGAGCTATTGCAGGACGTACCTTCAATGCAAAACTGGATTCGTGAGGATTTTGACGAGCAAATGAGAGAAGGTATTAACGATGGACTTTTGAACAACAACCCTGCTGTTAATGCCGAAGCACCGCTTGGCCTTAAAACCAATGCGATTCAGTTCAGCCCTACGCCGGCCTTTGATAACGTTATTGAAAATCCAAACTACATTGATGATCTGGTTGCGGTTTTTGCCCTTATGGCTTACAATCGTGAAGAGGCTGGAATGGCCTTTGTTTCATCTGATGTATGGTACAGGATTCACATACTAAAGGATCTGAACGAGCGTTACCAAAATCAGAACATGGTTTACACAGACCGTCTAGGCAGACTGTTTATATCAGGTGTTCGGATCGAATGGGTAGATTACGAGGACATCGCATCAACTCATGTTTTGGTTATTGGTCGTGATCTTGGATTCAAGATTAAAGCCTACGGAGCTATGGTGTTTGAGCGTGGATTAAACGAAGCAGATTTCAGATACGATCGCACCTCATTCAGAGGTTATCAGCGGTTCTTGTCTTACATCCCTTCGAATCGTGAGAACTCAGTTCTTTACGATACATGGGCAAATATTACAGCTGCTATCGCTGCTCCGATTTCGTAACCAACAATTAAATAATACAATATGAGCAATCGTTTAGACAACACCCGGGTTGTAACCTTCAAGGAAGATTACAATATTAAAGGCAGAACTACGCCACTTTACAGTAAAGGTTCAGAGTACGCAATTCATCACAAGACGGTAGAGAAATTGAAGTCTTTAGGTGCTAAGTTTGATTCAAAAATCTTTGACGAAAAAGGTGCTGTTGCTAAAGCAAAAGAAGCGTTTTTAAAACAGAAACAAAAAGAGCTTAAGGAAGAGTAATGATTATTGACTATACCTATTTCCGTGGCGAGATAACAATCGCACAAAAAAGCCAACTCGAAGTTAGAGAGGACTTGCAACTGCTTATTAATAAGTACGAGCCGGTATACTTGAAACAACTTATGGGGCTCTCACTATATACTGCATTTATTGCGGGCATAGATCCTATTTCAGGAGCGGAGCAAAGGTGGATTGACCTTTTGGAAGGTATTGTGTATGAAGCAAATGGAAGAGATTACGAATGGATGGGATTTGAAAACAATCTCAAAGAAAGCGTGATAGCAAACTTTGTTTATAGCAAATACATTCAAAAAGAGATCGAGCAAACCACGGGAATAGGTCAGGTCAGACCAACAGCAGAGAATGCAGTTATAGTGTCTGCCCTTCCTAAGATTGTCAGAGCATGGAATGAAATGGTAAATTGGCAGAAAGCATTTATCCATTACCTAGACCAGAACAAAAGTGTGTATCCTGAATGGAATCCCTATTCACAAAACAGGTGGTTTTATTTTGGATGGTCACCTGATTACGAGTTCTGGGGTAATTATGAAGAATGCGATTATTGGCCTGAAATATTTCACCGTAAAAACAATTTAGGAATATGATACCTGTCTATGTAGTTGAATTGATTGAAGATGTAGTTGCGAAAGTTTCTACTGCTTTATTGGCACAATTACAGGTGATTGATCCTGCTATTACGGCAGTTCATTATCAGCACGGGCATCCGAAAGAGATTATTGAAACGCTAATGCAAAAAGATAAATCAGAAACTTATCAGTTTCGGAAATATCCGTTAATCGCATTGTTTCAAGATTTTCCAGAGGCTCATAATCTACAGATTGGAATTGACAATGAAGCAACCCTGCATCTTGTGATTGTGAACTCGACAAGACCGGATTACAAAGCTGGCGAAAGGTATGTAAAAAACTTTAAGCCTATTTTGTATCCGATTTATTTAGAGTTCTTGAAGCAGATTAGTTTATCCGGTAAGTTCCTGAATTATGGAATTCATACTTTAGGGCATACCAAAATAGACAGGCTCTATTGGGGTCGTGAGGGGCTTTATGGATCTGAGGGAAATGTTTTTAACGATTGGTTAGATTGTATGGAAATAAGAGATTTAAAACTAAAAATTAACTTGATAAATTGCTAAGAAAATGAGTATATTAAATCAAAAAGATTGCCTTATCGCAGGAGGAAATACAGGGTTCGGGGATTGCTTTCTTGACCTTAAAAACATAGTTGGGGGTATTCTAGTACCTTCCGACCGTGCGTATTCCGCAGCCGAGACAGAATCAGCCGCTACGTTGCTGGCAGCGATTCAGGCAGACATTTCGGCCGTAGCAGCCGACAGGGTGTACCCTTTGGGAACCTTTGAAGCCTTAACCGATAATTCGGAAGCACCTACAATTCAAACTTTGGGATATGGCGGTATTGCCGTAACTCGTGAAGGGCTTTACAACCTGTCCTTCCAATTCATTCAGGGCGGTTTATGCCTAAGTAAGTCACTGCGTAAATTTAACGGGTCGAACAGATCTGTTTTATTGTTTGATGCAAACGGCCTATTAGTTGGATGGAAGTCAGGAACAACCTTGAAGGGCATTCCGCTTGACTTGTTTTATCAAAACCCATTGAAATTAAACGATGGCACAAATGTAACTGCTTATGTATTGCAGATTGCTTTCAAGCCAATTTACTTGAATGATTCTATTGGTTTTGTTCAAATGAGTTTAGCAGACCTTGCAACTTTAAGCGGTTTGCAGGACATTGCTTTATCAGAAACTACCGGATCTGATTTGCCAATATTAAAAATAAAGGCAAAAACAGGATGCAGCGGTCTTGACCTTTACGATACCTTTAGTACCGAATTGGCCTCGGTTCCGTTATGGGTTGCTCGCAATGCGGCAAACGGAGCATCGCTTACAATAACATCTGTTGTTATTGATGCAACGCTAAAGGCTTGGACCGTGACGGTAGATTCGCCACCTGTTTCTGGAAGCGTGACTATTACCCTTGCAGCACCGACTGTATTAGCTGCCGCAGGTATCGAAGGCTATGAAGCCCTTACATTAACTGTTGTGTAATGAAAGGCGTTTCATTCAATATCAAGTACGTAAAAGGACTGACCAAGGATGAATTTGTTAAAGAGTTCAAAAAAGTTTATCCTCAACTTGACTTGAAAGCTATCTACGATCAGATTAAAAAGCAGAAATGATGAAAGCCCTTGCAGTAATGTAAGGGCTTTTTAAGGCAATGGGAACGATTAAAAATATGTTATTGCGAGTTCAGTCAATTAATTTGCCTGTGCAAGTTCCTATTATTATTGACAACACTAAGCAAAGTATTATAGAACTAAATCAAAGGCAATTGTACAATGATTCAGAAGATAGCAATAACGAAGCATTGCGCTTATACGGATCTTTAAGTTATGCGCTCGAGAAAAATAAATTAAACCCGCTGCCGGGTTTTGGTAGACCGGATTTATATTTAACAGGAGCTTTTTTTAGAGGCTTTAATGTTCGGGTCACAAACACATCTTTTTTTATTGATTCATCGGATGGAAAAACTTCTAACTTAGTCAAAAAATATACCGAAGATATTTTTGGTTTAACGCCCGATAGCAAAAAAGAGTATGCAAAAACAATTGTATGGGAAGGTATCAAGTCTTATATCAAAGATAGGTCTGGGCTCGTGTTTCAATAACTGCTCAGAATTACCCCTCTATAATTTTATTAAGATATTAACTACCAATAATTATCGAAATTTAATCAGATATGGGTATCCTTCTAAAGCGGAATTATCTCAGGCATGGGAGCTGATATTTTCAGAGTACAATAATATATCAGAGAACAAGCAATCAACGTACCTACTGACCCTTTTGCGTGAATATTACTCGATTCCTAACAAGTTGGCAATCATTCAAACGATTGTAGATAACTTGGCCTTAAGGTACGATCCTGATTTAGTTGCCTGTTTACGGAGCCTTGGTTTTAGGCATAAATATGAGCCTGGTGATGGTTTATTAAATGACCTTAAAATAACAGTTACTCAGGCAAAAGGATTAATGCTGAAGTACCGGGCTTTGTATGACGACTTAGAACGATTGCAGCAAAATAGTAAAGATGCCGAACCAAACGATTACGATCTAATTTTAGCTCAACTATCTAAATGGCAAGGATTCAGGATCGATGCTAAAAAAACAACGGTTTCAGAATTTGTTGCAATTGTGAAATTGTTTAAAGAAGATAATAAACCAAAAAAATAGTTATTTTTGTTATACAATGGCAAACGAAGAAAGAATTGATAGTATAGTATCGAGTAAAGCGTATAAGCAGCTGGATGATCTTTCGGCCAAATTGACCATAACTCAAAAGAATTTAGTTGATAATATTGAGGCTGCTATAAAGCTTAACGGTGTTTTGGGCAACTCAAAATCTATAAAGGATTTGGAGGTCAATAATCAAAAAGCAGCTCAAGCGGTTGCGAACCTAAACAAAGTACAGGCTCAAACTATCCTAATTGAAACCAGAATAGAAGAAAAGCGCAACCAAATATCAGCTAAAGAAGAAGTTAGAATTAATAAACAAATTGCCTTAGAAAATAAAAAACGACAAACGATAGTTTCCAATTCACAAGCTGAAATCGAAGCTTCGATTCAGTCGGCAAAAGGTAACGAGGCAGTCACATCTACACTTAATGAAACCAATCTATCAAGAGGTCGATCTGCTAATGCTTTTTCGGCACAAACCACGGCTCAGGTAACAAATACGCAAGCAACCCAAAAGTCAAATCTTACTAAAAAACAACAGGCTTTTTTATTAGCGGAAGAAAAAGCGAATTTAACCAGAAACACGGCTGCATTAAAAAATCAGGTAAGAGAATTAAACTCCGCCAAGGGGTCACTCGAACAAAGACGAGCTGCATTGATAAGATTGACACTTGCATATGATAATTTATCAGCAGCAGAGCGTAAAAGTTCACAGGGGGTAAGATTACAGGGTGTTGTCACAGGTCTTACTTCACAGGTCAAGGAACTTGAGGTATCTACATTAAGGGCTCAAAGAAATGTAGGTAATTATTCAAGTGCTCTAACTCGAGGTGCAAGTAAAGCATTTTCAGTACTCAGGCAAGCTGCTTATATACTTCCAGGGCTTGGCATTGCCGGAATAATTGGCATAATAACAGATCCGATAATAAATCTAATTTCAAAACTTGAAATATTTAAAA